GGGGAGGTAAGTGCTCTCTCGCAAGGGCTGGGAAACCAGTCCCGCTTGAGAGACTGCGGCGATGGCAAATCGCCGCACGGTTGATGAGAAGGAAGACTCACTGGCGAACGCCAGGTACTCGTTATACCTGACGTTCGAGGAAGGGTCATCCTCGAAGTCTGGAAGGCCGCGGGGGGCCCACAATCGTAGGCCCTTCCGCACCTCCTTCCAGTGGGAAACTACCTCCGGGAGGGGCTTCTTCAATGGCTTGGCAGATTGCCAAGACTTGATCAGCTCCTCACGGACCTCCCGGACCCGTTTTGCAACGGCAAAGAGAGAAGGGTACCGGACAGAGTCTGGGTCAGGCCCCATCATTTGATGGTAAGCCTGGCCCATTCGCTGAACCGATGCCTCTCTCACTTCTTCGGGATCACCAAGCTCGCAAAAGCCTGGTGGCCCCGGGTCCGGGTGGCACCGAAGAGCAAAGGCCGCGAGGCAATGGTCTGCGTCACCGCAGGCCATTTCCCTATACGGGCCCGGTCGGGAGTCGCTCCAAACTCTTTCGAATTTGGAAACGGCACCGACCTGCGACCCGTATACGAGCGAAGCCAATGCTTTCCGGTGGGTAGCCGAGGCGTCCAACTTGGGGGTTCGGCCACAAAGGCCAGCCCCCCCAAGTTCACGGGGGAGAAACGGGGGTATGCCCGCCGCTATGAACCGTCCTGGAAGGGACGGCCGTAGTGTGCGGGCAGCTGCTGAAACTTTCTTCCGCGAGTAGCCAGCGTCGACATATGCCGACTCTGCAACGCCCGCGCCCCACCAGTCGGGAACGGCCGCTTTCGCGGCCTTCCCCATGCTGAAGGGGGCCTCCCCGGCCACCAATCCCCGCAAGGGGATGGCGTCCGAGGAGAATGAAGAGGTCCAGTAGTGCACGACGTCCTGGTCCACACGAATGCGGATCCGGACGTTGCGCCGCCCTGAGACTCCCCGACGTTGGACCGTTCTCCAGATAGGCATTTCTGCCTGCCTGGTGAGGGTCCGGACGCCCCGGAATTCCCACAAAACTTCGAGGAAGACCCCCCTATCCGTAGAGTGGAAGTGCTTCCCCTGGGAGAATTCGGCGCCACTACGAAGCATTCGTGCCTCGTAAGCCCGGACTCCCTCAGGGGTCGTGATCCCGAGCAGGTCATCGCCGCATATCTGCGCGCGAGAAACTGATCTCGGAATCCGGCCCTCGTTCAGTTTACTGACGGTGGGTGTTGGGTCGGTGGCTAACGCCGCCTCCCAACACCACCCGTGGTACAGGTTCAGAAGCGACCACGA